ACTGGATTTTTCCAATTGTTTTCTATGTTGCTCTTAATGATTTCTGCAAAGCCCGGTTTAGTATAGCATATTACCCAAGCGGGGGTGTAGCCTAAGGTATTACCGTCTAGTTGTTGACTTGTCATCCATAATGGCAAGATATAGGTATTTTCTTCACTTCCTATTACGTCGATTACTTGTTGTCTCATATTAGGTAAACTATTAGGATATAGCAATCTAGCAAATCCTGGTGTTAAACTAGTATAGAACTGTGTTTGTCCGCCCTGTCCGATATAGCTCGTGAATATGTCAGTGGAACTTGTGTACCAAGGGCCCTCATTTAAGGGTATAAATCTTGGCCAAAATATTTCTTTACTGACACTTTGCCCAGCTGGATTTACTAAATTATCAATAACACTGCTATATACGACTTCATATATAATTTCGCCAGTTTGTTCGTCTCTAGCAATTGCAGTCTTTATTTCACCTAATGTAATTTGTCTCCAATAGTGATTTATAGTCACCGCGGCTATGTATTCATCTAATGAACTAGAATTTATTCCGTATGCATGTTCATATATGATACTTGTTGCTTTACCAAAATTGATATCATTTGGTCTATATATCATTTCATTAGGAATCAAGCTATCATTATCAAGTAGTGTCTTTAGTAGTTCTCTGTCTGGAATACTTGAAGAACATTTAATATAAAGAGTATCCGTTGGATATGGGAACAGTTGCTCCACTGACAGTGTAAATGTTCGTTGTGAACTGACTATGGCAAAATTCGGAGAATATGCTTCAATGGTGAACGTAAAATCCCTAGTCTGATTGGCGTCGGTGAAAGTATCGCTAGGTTGAAAAGCAATATTGCCAGCTAATTCTCCAGAATCGAGTAGCACAAGATTAGCCGGAAGAGAACCTGATACAATGCGATATTGTAGAGATATATCACTAGCCGCCGACACCCTAAGAGTGCTAGTAGTTCCATTAAATACTGTTCCTAAATTTTCAGGACTGACCCAAATAATGTTCCCGTTCAACGCATTCCTAATTTGGAATGAGAAATTCACGAACGGTGATGTTATTGATGGATTTTGTATTTTACGAACCGCTACTGAAAAGGTAAATTCACTGATTGAGTTATCCGCAATCACAGGATTGCCTGTTATCCAACCCGTTTGACTATCGCCAAACAACCCTAATGGTAGATCAGCAAAAACATATTCAAGTTCACTGTTATCAAAATCTTTTCCTAATATTTGAAAAGAAAATCTGTCATTACTACTACTTTTTCCGATATAAGCAAATTGAGTGGGAAGGTATGTTCTACCTTCGGAATTAGGTGGGAACAAATAGAAAGCATAATCAATATCATTCACTAAAATATTATATGTTAGCGGTCTAGTATTCAGTATTGTAGGTATTCTAGTATTGAGGGGCCGACTTGGACCACCGATAGATAGCGGTGCATTTTGATTTACTACTGTAATCGAATATGTTTGTAGAGCAGTTCCAAAATCAGTAATCAATCTTAATGTAAATTCATAAGTTTCAATGGTGGGTTGACCGACAGAAATATTAGGTAACAGTACATCCATATACCCGGCGTCATTTGATAGTTGATATGTTGGACCGTTAACGGTAGTAGATATTGTAAACGTAGTAGAGTTAATTACTTCTCTGACATAGTACGTTTCTCCTGCCGTAAGGCCACCTAGTACAGTACCGGAGAATGATACAGGTCGTCCGACACTAAATCCCAAAGTACTATAGCAGGTGATTGTGTTATCTAATACAGCAAGTGATGCAGTAGTGACAGAACCCAAGGATACGTTCACGACAGGAGGATTGGGATATCCTCTTATTAATCCAAATTCGTTTATTTCCAAACCAGGTGGAAGAGTACCCTGAACTAATGCAATCAACGTTGGTGTATCTGCAATTGGCACATTATATCTGATAGGATATTCTATCCATATGCTATCATTAGTCACAAATAGTGTCCCGGAAGGGGTTACAAATTCAGGAGCGTCGATCCCGGACAAACTTATGTTAAACGTCCTGTCTCGAATATTTCCAAGATTATCTGTTGCTCTTACTACAAATGTATATGGTGTGTTATCCAAAACCGGTTCTGTTCTACCAAATATCACCCCGGAGGTAGTTAGTGAAGTACCTGTAGGTAGTACACCACTAATCAGTTCATATGTGACTGAGATGGCCGGTGATACAGGAGTAGCGGACAATTGAAAATTGACAATAGATCCAGAAGTAAATGCTCCTATATTACCAGCCGGGGTGTTCCAAATGGGTTGTGCCATAATTATATTACTTTAATGCCTTCAATGCAATATCATAGTGATGCTTTCTATCAGCTAGACCAATAGTACCACCATTGATACGCTTAGTTAAGCCAACAAAGTCACCTTTGTCTGCATAGATGCTTAGCTTGTTTGCGTCCCAGAACCAACCAGCACTTGCTACAGCACCTTCAGCAGTTTCAAGATATGCAACAGCTTCATCCAATGACATGCCTAGTGACTTAGCAAAGCGACTATAGTTATCTTTACCGGTCAACTGAATTAGTCCACGACCGCAGAATTTGTAGCCGTCACCTGATGCTTCTGTTCCATTGCCCATGCGATTTGCATAGACTTTGTTTGCAATCTTTACTGGCTTACGAGCATATTGGTTTGCGATTTCTAGTGTAGTGAAACGTTTTGGCCAAGTTTTTCTAAGTGACGCAGCACTATAGTTCAACCCTTCCTTAACAAAGTTGAATCCGCCGGACTCGTGAGCAATCTGTGCTAGGAATGCAGCCATTCTCTTTGGATTCTCGAATAAGTCAAAGTGGTCACCGATCTTGTTTAGCGGTTCTACATATTTTGCAAGAACAGTTGCCTTGGTCTTCGGGCATACTTCTCTCAATAATTCTAATGTTACTCTACTCATAATTTCCCCCTGTTTTAATTATGGTCTTCCCTGACCTCTATATGCTTTATAATTTTTACGCTTGTGCTTATTCATAGTAGAAAACTTAATACTACTATGTGACGCCCCAATTGAAGTCTTTCCCTTTACTTGATTAGAGAATGATACTTTTTGAGTTGAATTTACTGATTTTGCCATAATATTACCTTTCTATGTTAAGCAAATGTCGCTCCGACTGTATACCAGTCAGTTGAAGTCGGTGCTACGTATTGTAATGTTGCGCCGGCTGAGTGTGAGTACGCCGTGTTAACTGTTCCGCCATTGATATCAGCACCTGTATTAGGCCAAACCGAAAGAGCGTTAGCAGACGTATTAGTGATAGTGATTATCATGCCAGGAGTAGCTACTGGTAATTTTACCCCAGTATTCAATAGTGGTACTACTGTACTGACTACATTTATTTCTTTAGTAAGAGCAACTGCGGTCCCTTGAGTGAGTCCTAACGCAATAATACCTGTCTCTACTGAACGAATATGGTATCCGGTCGCAACAATATTTGCACCTGAGATAGTGTTGCCGGCTGCTGTAATATTGCCAGAGGCTGTAATAAATGCAGTGGTAACGTTTCCGGATACAGCAAGTGAAGTGAGAGTACCAACACTTGTAATATTAGGTTGAGCAGCAGTTGTTACAGTACCTGCCGTGGTTGCGCTTGTCGCAGAACCAGCAGTAGCAACACTTAGGTTTGCAACTTGAGTTGTACTTGTAACTATGAATGGAGCAGTGCCGGTAGCTACATTAGATATTAACTGAGGAGCAGTTACGTTTGCGGTAGCAAGTACTCGTGCCGTTCCCAAATTACCCACATTAGCATTACCGGAAGCACTCAATGTGCCAGTTACAGAGAGAGTGTGTCCTGGATTAGTATTAGCAATACCAACATTGCCAGTACTTGCTACTCTCATCTTTTCAGTAGGGACACCACCTTGCGCTGCGTTTGCAGTATTGAATACAATCGCACCAGGTGCCGAACCTGATCCTGACGTATATGTAGCATCAACAATAGAGGTGATAGATGCAGCAGTATTAGGACTGAATCCATCCCAACCTCTAAAATTAATTTCGCCCAACTGATCACCATTTAATACTTCGGTGTAAGTGGTAATGTTGCCTCTATATCTTTCAAGCGAAACATCATATGATACAGCAGCAGTAGGTCCAAAATACGCACCAGATACCGTCGACGGTGTAATGGTTGTAACAAAATTAGTTCCATCTGATTTAGATAGATTACCGATAACATTACCGACAAACGTAGTTGCAGTTAGACCACCATTTGCTAAATTAGCACTAAATGCTGTATTTGAGTTAAGTGCATAGTTGCCATTTGCAGTAGCAGAGATAAACGCCGGATAATAAGTACCAGTTGATCTCACGTTATTCAATACTGCCGCTGCGTTAGTTGCTGAAGTTGCTGTAGTTGCTGAACCTGCGGTTGCTGCATTTAAGTTTGCAACCTGAGTAGTTGAGGTAACCACAAGCGGAGCAGTACCAGTAGAAACATTTGAGATAAATTGAGGAGCAGTAACGTTAGCAGTTGCAAGTACTTGTGCTGTGCCTAGATTGCCTACGTTAGCATTACCTGATACACCTAATGTACCTGTTACATTGGCACCTGTTGATGTAGCAGTGATTCTAGTAGTACCAGCTACACCTAAGTTAACATTTCCACCAGCTGCGGTAACTACGACATTTGAAGTACCGTTCTGTAGCAAACCACTGTTGATAGTAGTAATATTACCAGTAGTAATGATTGCTGTTGCAGTACCTAAGTTACCTACGTTAGCATTGCCTGTTGCGTTGATTGTGCCATTACCAAACACTATATTTGCTGTTACGTTACCTACGGTTAACCCAGTTACCGTTCCGACAGAAGTGATATTTGGTTGTGCGTTTGTTGTTACTGTACCAGCAGTTGTAGCAGAACCAGCAGTTGTAGCAGAACCAGCAGACGTTGCAAATGTTGCGTTAGCAACAGTACCAGTAACATTAGCTCCGGTTAGATTTGTTAAGTTTGCACCATTCCCGGAAAATAAGTTAGACGTAATTGTTCCTGTAGTAACAGAAACGTTGCCGGCGCTGATAGTTCCACTTACCAATAACGTAGTTAAAGTACCTACACTCGTGATATTAGGTTGTGCGTTTGTTGTTACTGTACCGGCGGTTGTTGCTGAACCAGCAGTTGTTGCAGACCCGGCCGTAGCAACGCTCAAGTTTGCAACTTGAGTTGTACTTGTAACTATGAATGGAGCAGTACCAGTTGCTACGTTAGATATTAACTGAGGAGCAGTTACGTTTGCGGTAGCAAGTACTCGTGCAGTCCCTAAGTTGCCTACGTTAGCATTACCAGTAACATTTAATGTAGTGTCTATAGCAAGTGAAGTTAGCGAACCAACACTCGTAATGTTTGGTTGAGCAGCAGTAGTTAATGTACCGGTAATATTTGTTGCAGTAATGTTACCTGCACCAACATTGCCGGTTACCGTCACCGCACCGGCTGATAGAGTGCCGCTAGTTTTATTAAAGGTTAAATTAGCGTTACCTGCATAAGTCGAGCCACCGTCATTGAAAATAACTTGAGAATTAGCGCCTTGTGCAGGAACTAGAGTTGCAGTGTCCCAAGTTAGATTGCCACTACCATTAGTTCTTAAGAATGCATTTGCGACACCGCCGGTAATGATGACGTTGCTATTTGGTCCTAAATTACTTACTCCAGAAACATTTAGTCCAGTTAATGTACCTACGCTAGTGACATTAGGTTGTGCAGCAGTTGTTAAGTTGCCGGCAAGCGATGTTGCTGATATATTTCCTGCTGTGATGTTTCCGGTAACATTGGCATACCCTGCAATGTTAGCTCCTGCATTGGTTACTACTAATACGTTAGCGGTACCACCTGACGTAATTCTAACATTGCTATTATTGTCTACTCTTACTTCAGAGGTTCCGTTGATAATAAATGAACCAGTACTTACTGAAATGTTTGTTAATAAACTACCGTCACCTTGGAAGAAGTTTGCTCTAGCAAGATTGCCTAAGTTAGCGTTGCCTGATGTGATATTACCGGTAACACCAATTGAGGTTAGAGTGCCAACCGATGTAATATTTGGTTGAGCAGCAGTTGTCACTGTACCGGCAGTAGTTGCGCTTGTAGCAGCGCCAGATAGGGCACCGACAAACGTAGTTGCAGTAATAGAGTTGTTTGATAGATTAGCAGTTAGGCCAGTACTTGTTAATTCTGCTACATTGCCTGTTGCTGCATTTGCAAAAACAATGAAGTTATTTCCTGTACCTGCGGCTACATTGATGTTATCTGCAACGTTAGCATACGCAACGTTCAAGTTACTAACACGAGTAGTAGATGTTACTGTCAATGGAGCAGTACCAGTTGCTACGTTTGAGGTTAATGTACTTGCGACAACCGCAGTAGTTGCATTTAAATTGCCAACGTTAGCATTTGCGGTTACTGCAACTGAGCTTAGTGTACCAACACTAGTGATATTTGGCTGTGCTGCTGTTGTTACTGTGCCGGCGGTAGTAGCTGCACCACTTAATGCACCAACGAATGTAGTTGCAGTGATGGAGTTATTTGATAAGTTAGCGATAAGACCTGTACTTGTTAGTTCTGCAATATTGCCTGATGCTGCGTTTGCAAAAACAATGAAGTTATTTCCTGTTCCGGCAGCTACACTCATCAAATCAGAGACATTTGCTTGAGCAACATTCAAGTTTGCAACACGAGTAGTCGAAGTGACTGTTAATGGAGCAGTACCAGTTGCTACGTTTGAGATTAAAGTACTTGCAGTAATGTTGCCGGCTGTTGCAAAGTTGCCTGATGTAGTTGTGCCGGTAACTCCTAATGATGTTAGTGTGCCAACTGATGTAATGTTTGGTTGAGCAGCAGTTGTTACAGTACCCGCTGTAGTGGCACTTGTTGCAGCACCAGACAGAGCGCCTACAAACGTAGTTGCAGTGATAGAGTTGTTTGATAAATTAGCAGTAAGACCTGTGCTTGTTAATTCTGTTACGTTACCTGTCGCCGCATTTGCAAAGATAAGGAAGTTATTTCCCGTTCCAGCCGCTACACTGATGAAGTCGGCAACGTTTGCATAATTAACATTTAGGTTTGCAACACGAGTTGTACTCGTGACTACGAGTGGAGCAGTGCCGGTTGCAACGTTACTAATCAATTGGGGTGTAGTTACGTTTGCAGATGCAAGAACTTGCGCTGTTCCTAGATTACCTAGGTTAGCGTTACTAGTTGTACTGATGACACCGACAACGGTAAGTCCAGTAGTAGTAAAGTTAGCTCTTGCAGTACCGTTTACAAATACAGATACGTTACCAGCAGCAGCAGGAATGCTTACGTTTGAGTTACCGTTTGCTAATGAACCAACTAAGTTACCAGCAGTTATGTTTCCGGTAACTGCTAATGCGCCGGAGATGTTTGATCCAATAGAAGTTACGACCATTGTGGTAGTACCAGCAATCACAATATTTAGATTGCCGCCAGCATCACTGATGTTAGCATAACTGGTGCCATTTAAAATTCTAGTATTTGCTAATGCAGATACATTAGTAAGATTGCTGCCGTCTCCGTAGAAGAAGTTAGCATTTACAATATTAGCGTTAGCGTTGCCTGTAATATTAGCAGATGCAGCAGAGATCGCAGCAGTGGCGTTTACATTCCCTGCATTAACATTTGCCGTTACATTTGCATTAGTGGTTACGTTTAGGTTACCAGTAACATTGGCATTGGCATTTACTACTAACGTATTACTAATTATATTGTTGGATATTAAATTGGCTGTAGTAGATATATTACCTGTAAAACTAGCAGTGTTCCCGTTAATCTGTGCGTTAACATTTACTGTTTGAGCAGTCAATGTACTTGATAATTGTAAGTTAGCAACTCCTGTAATAGTTGACGGGAGGTTGATGACAAGAGGGGTAGAGCCTTGCGTTACAACTGCTAGTGGTCCAGGTGTTCCGGCTCCGGCAGAAAGATTTAAAGTAGTACTTTCTGCTCTAACTTGCGCAATATTAGCACTGATAATAACGTTTCCAGTAGGAGAGTTAACTGTAGTACCAGTGCCTGGAACTCTGTTAACTGACAACACTGCCTGTTCTTGCAAGCCAGAAAATAATTCTGTAAAGTTTTCTTGTACCTTTTGGAATGCTGTTCTGATTGCATCCGCATTTGGATCATCCGGGAAACTACCAAAATCTATATTTTTTTGGGCCATGTATTAACATCCTACTATTAGTCTTACTGTATTTATCGTTCTGGATTCATTTACAACTGGCAAAAAAATAGCCGGAAACTAGCCCGGCTATTTTAATTATTGAAGTATTATTATTACTTTTTGATTCCTGCAAGAGTTGCCCAATCCTTAGGACTGTCAATCATGCGATCATCTTGACCTGCAATAACAGGAATTGTTGTTTGACCAGTTGACTTAGGCTTGTTTAAGCCACCGGCAATTACTTTAGTCATAAAGTCAATGTCTTGTTGAAATGAAGCGTCTGTTCCTTTACCAGGACCAGAACCTACTTGATTTGCCCACTCATCAACCTTTTCTCTCTTGTCTTTCTTGTCATCATATTCGATGTCTTTCTTTACTTTTTCGCCGGCTTTTTCTGCTTTGTCATCGTCTTTACCTTTATGACCTTCGTCATGTTCGATATCCTTAGCGACTTTCTTAGCAGCCTTTTCAGCTTTGTCATCTTCTTCTGATTGTGATTCTTCTGCAATGAACGAAAGCTTTCTGAAAAGATTAGCGAACGATTCAGCAACAGTTTCCTCTTCTTCGTCATCAGATTCTTGAACAGCTTGATCGCTCATTCCGTCTTCTATGTCTTGACCGGCATCAGCTTTAGCAAGTGATGCATTTGCAGCAGCATTGCCCTGCGTATCATTTGATGAGTTATCGGCACCTGAGTCTGGAGCATTAGCTTCAGAAACTTCAAATTCCATTTGGTCTTCTGACTCTACTTCGTCAACTACTTCTTTTGAACCACATGAGTGACCAGCTTCCATCATCCCACCGCATTCGTTGCATGATTGTTCATTGGCAGGTTGATCATAATCACTGCATTCGCAGTCGCCGTCACATCCGCAATCTTTCTTGCTAGTTTCTTCATGATTACCATAAAGCTGTTCTTCGTCGCCTTCTTCGTCTGCATAGTCTTCTGCGCCATCAGATTGAATGCCTGATAATTTCTGCATCAAGCCCATCATACCATCATGACCGTCCACTACACCAATGTCTACGCCGCCTGCACCAATTTCGTCTGGTGCACCATGTGAAGGTTGAACTGACATTGCACTTGAATGTGTATCTGCATTGTCATCACCGAAGAGACCGAGACCTGCGTTCTTTACAAATGCAAGAAGATGTTCTGCTTCTGCATCTTGTGCAGTAATAGTCACTGAGTCAGGTGCATTTTCTTGGCCTTTTGAGATTGATACCGAAAGACCTTCGTTTAGTAAGTCATTAAGTTGGCTATCCCATGATTCAAACGCATATTCATTCACTTTAGCATCGTATCCTGTACGATCGGTGAATGTCTTGCCACCTACTGAGAACTTGCCGCCCTTTGGAGTCTTTGCAAGAGCAGCAGTGAATGCATTTCCTTCATCAAATTCAGCTTCCATAGCAGGCATTGCTGCGCTTGCCATACCAGGAACTGTTGCTGCTGGCATTGCAGGAGCAGTTTCATATACGCCCTGACCATAGCACTCATCAAGACCATCTTTGTATCCAGCGTGATAAGCACGAGCTTCTTCAAGATCATCATAATGCTTGATACGATTCGCAGCGCCACGCAATCCATCAGCGCGGCCTTCATGACGAGCAGCAGCAATACGGCCATTCATGCCTTCTTTAACTGGTGCTTTCTTTTTGTCGGCTGCTGCCTTCTTCATTGGTTCTTTCTTGTTGCCATCCTTGTCGATATCAAGGAAATCTGGCTTTGCTTTCTTATTCATAGTTTTTCCTTCTAATGTTGTTGGACTACGGCCAGCGCCTAAGCCAGCTCCCTTAGTATCTACGCCAGCAGATGATGGAAGATCGCCCTCTTTAACTTTTTTCTTATTCTTGTTGTCAAGCATGCCGCGCTTATTAGCAGTTGCCCATGCAATATCTTCTGCTTCGCCTTTTGACTTGCCTAATTTCTTTTCAGACTTTTCAATGTGCTTGACCATGCGATCAACCTTTTTACCTTCTTTCATGCCAACAGCCTGTTTAGCTTTGTCTGCCATACGACCCATAAATGATTTTTGTTGTGGTCGTTCTATCGCTTTGTTGGAGATATCATTTGCTGATTTGGCTGCTTTCTGATCGGCATGATACTGCTGCCATAGTTGTAATCCTAATTTAATCGGGTCTTCGTTGTAATTCCAAGTAGATTTTAACTGTTCAAGTTTCTTACTCATCTGGGGTAAGCTACCGACAACTCCGCTGTTTTCTTGCTGACGGATTCTATCGTAAATTTTATAAATCTCTTTGGCCAATTCTTCTTTAGAGCCGCTAGCAGATGATTCTTCTTGCATTGCTTGTTGACCTGCCTGCATTTGATTTGGGTTAGGTTGACCAGCAGCAGTAGCCTGCGGCTGTTGTCCGGGCTGAGTTGGTACAACAATCTGAGCTTTACCTTGTGCTGCTAAATCAGTCAATGCTTTTTGCATTGCTTGTCCTGCAGGAGAAGTATCATTGATGTTTAAGAAGCCTGCGCCAGTCGACTGGGTATCACCTTGCTTACCTACAACAGGAATAGGCTTTTGCATTGCCATATTTTCAAAAACATCCTTAAGTGATGCTGGCTTATTTGCTACTTTCATCGGAGGAGTAGTTGAATCTTCTCTCAACATTCTTTTCTTAGTGACTTTAGGAGCAGTAGCTTCTAACTCAGCTAGTTTTTGCATAATGTCTTTCATCAACTTATCCTCTTCCTGTCTGCGGCTTAGCCGGGCGAGTGACCTTGCTCATTGGACTTTCTTTGCCCATCGAGGCCATCTGCGATTCTGGCTTGAAAGGATCAAATGCGTTGGGTGTCTTCTTACCTTCGTAAGGAATGTCGATTGTATTATCTTTCATTTGATCTTGAATGCTATCAAGATAGCTATTGCCGTATGCCTTAGCAGCTTCCTTAGCGCCTGGCTGTTCTTCTAGTTCTTCGTGATTCAATACAGGACTATGTGAAGCTTCGTTAGCATAGCCTTCGCTCTCGCTATTGATGCTGTCATCAAAGTTAGTGCCAACAACACGAACATAGTTTACATTATAACCCAACAACTGCGCAATTTGCTGAATCATAGGTTCATTTGCAGGATAGCGAAATTCTGCTTTGATGATATGAACTGGTTCGTTCTCTAAATCAGGAAACCCGTAAGGGCTTTTCTGAATCGGCGTTGAAACGGGATCAGAAATCTTGATTGGGTCAAACTTGTTGAGATTATACTTGAACATGTCAAGAAAATTCTTATCAACGTGTCCGGCGATCTTAATAGTGTAATTGTAAGTGTGAACACTCTCAACAATGTATTGTTTTAAACTGCGCATATAGGATCCTTGAATAGCTTTATGATATATTTATCATTACTCTTTGTTTTTAGTGTTAAACATCTTAAGTAGGTCATTACGATCAAGCGATTGACCTGTTCCCAATGGGGTAGATTCTATTTCTTCGGTTTTAGCTGCATTTTTAGCATCTAATTGTGCTTTTTTCATTTGCAAATCAAGCATTTTGAGCTTCTTATTAATCTTTGCAGTCTTAGCAGTAATAGCGTGTCCTAGCATACTACTTGCACTATTGAAGATTTCTGAGCTAAAGCGTGATTCTACTTGCATACCCAAGTCCATCAAGTCTTTGTAACTTGAGGTAGCCATCTGTGCAAGCTCGTCCATCTCAGTATCAGCAGCTTCTAACCCTTTTACTTGGGGCAACGCAGCTTCAATTTTATCTAATGTGCTAAGTGCGTTTTCAGTTACTTCTTCCGTCATATCCGGAAGTGGAATAGTTAGGTCATTTTCGACAGACGAAGAAAGTTCAAAAAGTTGTTCTAGTTTTTTTGTCATATGAGTATTTAGTTTTACTTCTTCCCATTTCTGAAAATGTCATCTTCAGTTATTACACGAAAGCCGAACCCCTGAGCTTTGCAATACTGCGCCGCAGCTTGCCATTTGGCATGGTTAATTGCAACAACCATTCTATCTTTAGCATTTACTACCTTACTCTCAATAACGCTTTGCTTTTTAGGTTTGATTTCAACTACTTCTGCTATTTTTTTACTGAACTTGTTCTCATAAACTACAAAGAAATCAGGAACATATATGGTTGGTTTTCCAGTCAATGGATGCTTATATGGAATTCGCATTGACTCACTAGCCCAATATATGACATTGCTGTTAGTATCACAGAATGTCATAAAGGTAAGCTCCCAACCAGAACGATATCTGGGTTTATGATTACCTATATACTTTTGTGGATTTTTAGGAACATATATCCCCTGAGCATATCTAGCCATATCACATGACTACGTTTCTCTGAACTGGTTCATTAGGCCTTGGAATGATACCAACACCATATAAGGATGCTTTTGGTCTAAATGTGTTGAGATAGTAGCATATGACTTGATTCATCTGCAATTTATTAGTTTTACCTTTAATAGTTGCTAATAAATCAAGAACATTGTAGTTTCCTTCTTGCGCAATTCTAAACAAAAGTGATGCAAACGTACTGGCTTCAGTTTTGTCGTTTGAGTTACCCAAGAAAAATGAGTACACTACATCCCAGTCTGTAGCATTCACTCTGAGTCTTGTGGAGTAAAAATTATCAAAAATTCTTACTGCGCTGTCGGTGGAAGTAATAGTAAATATAGCCATAATACTATTTATACTATATGTAACGGTCTTTATATGAATATGGGATTTGGATCTGATCCAAACGGAGCTTCTACTGGGAATCCGGTAACATTAGAATTACCGTTAAATTGATTTCCTGCTGTCGGCTCGTTCGTTATTACTGTAGGGGAGCGTGCTGCTCCTATAGTAGGTGATCCCCCTAATCCGGCGAAGCCAGGAGTTTGACTTGCGTTTGGAATATTGAACGGTGTATTTCTATTCAATGGGACGTTTGTAGCTGAGTCACCGAACATTTGATTAAGTGCTAGTTGAGCATTTGTATTTAAGTTTGGAAATTTAGTATTGTTATACTGCTGTTCTGCTGCGGCAGCGGCAAATGTTGAACTTCCGGATTGCAGTGATCGGACTGAGCCGCCTGCGCCATCTACTAGCCCGCCTTGCCCTAATACAGTACCGTTGGTACCTGTTGGGGTAATTGGACTTGGTGTGCGGTCATATGTTGCTTCGCTGCCGAACCCGGTTACGATATCTCCTGGACTTCTTCCATCTAAGTTACCAGCGTTATAGACTACAGTTTCATAATCTATAGTCATTCTATTTTCCATAGTACCGTTTCCGGAATCATATTTGTAAGTATCGTGTGCAAAATTAGTGATCATCGGATTTATAAGCGTGTACGCAGTAAAGTCATGTTGGTTAAAACCAAAGACTGTTATGTTATTAAAGAACGGTAGTTTAACGCCTGCGTCAATGAAATCTTCATTACTGCCTCCAGAAAAACCCCAATTGGTCCACCCTGCATCATCTTCATAGATGTCTCTATAATTATATGATTCTGTAGTTCGTAGAGGTGAGTCACCATCCTCGTCAGTAGCAGAATTAGCACCGCGTGTGGCTCTCAGCACATTAGAAGGCTTTGAGCCGTCTGTGTAGTAATATTTGTAATATGCTTCCCACAATTTGTTTATAGCGTTGCCGTTATCATCATGAAAGGATATTTCTATAGGATCATATTTGATTTTAGTTTGCACTATTCTTTTTCTGTTGTATTGATTCATTTGATGAGTGGTAAAATTGAATGAAGGTAGTTTAACTTCCTTCACTAAAATACCATAGTTGGCATCTGAAAAATACGCCTGAGGATTAATATCAAAGAATGTGTGGAATAGAAATTTGAATTTAGGGGTGTTTGCATACGAATTAGGTTTAAATATTTTAGAGGCATGTGTATAGTCTCTAAGGATTTGGCTGCCGAAGAAATCTCCGGCAGCACTATTCTGTAAACTTTCACCCCAATTACCTAAAGACATGGTATGCCCTAACTATTATAGTGTGCCGATACCCGTTGCAGAACCAGCTGAACCAAGAGGTGCTCTTCCAACAAACTGGCCGATACCACTTGTCAACGGTGCTTGAATTGCGTTATCATAGCGAATTGATAGTGCAATAGTTGCAGGATCGTTAGTCGCATAGTTTAACTGACCGTAGTTAGCTGATTTGATGAAGCAACCGTAGCATTCCCAAGTTTCAAGAACTGTAGGAACAAGTGTTCCGTTACCACCATCTAGAATTTCAATATTAGTTTGGAACTTATAGTCTTGTCCAGTTGCAGCAGATGCCTGCTCAACAAAGTCAAATTGCTTTTGAATTTGCTGACCGACGGCCTTTGAGACTGATCCTGATGCATCATCGCGGATGTTGACAGTCAATTCGCTCCAAGTGTGTTTACCAGCTACATACATTCTTGAGTTATATACGTTAAGCGTAACTTCATCGAATGTAAGATTAGGACGAGTGCAATCTACTACTTGTTTGGTAAGTTGTAGACCACCGTTGACATCAACCCCAAAGTTCAAGAAATTGACTCTAAAGCGGAACTGTAGTTTAGGCATCAACAGACCTTGGTTGCCGCCTGCGTTGTCAGATGCTACGGTCATGTTGAACAATGATTGTGAGGCTGTTGCCATTTTGTATTCTCCTGTTATAAGTATTTATCTTTTTATCAACGGGTGCCCGAAAGCACCCGTTGATAATTTATTATAATGTTAGTCTTGTGATAGCCCATTTGCTAATCCTGCAATTTCTCCAGTATTGAAGACACGAACCGGAATGTAGATGAACTCAATTGCCTTAACTGGCTCAATTGCAACATCTACCCAAAGCTCGTTTCTATCGATACGGGCAGGAGTGTTATTTGATTCGTCGCAAACTACAAGATAATCGTAGATGCCTCTCTTAGCAACAAGATCAACTAGAAGTGTTTGGACAACCCCTGAAATCTCTTGTCTTGTCAGCGCATCATTTGGTTCAAAGATGAACGGTCTTGCTGCGACTGTCAATTGACGACGAAGATAAGCAATAAGTCTTGCAACGTTAATTCTGTCAAGTGCTGACTGTGAATTAAAGCTTGATTTATTACCGTAGTTCAACAAACCATTTCCAGTGAAGAACACGAGTGGGTTGATTTGATTAGTATATAATACGTCACGAATTCCTATTCTTGTCTTGATTGGAACAAACTCACCTGTAATTGAATCAATGTAACCGATTGACGCTGCGTTATCAATTACCCCACGACGAGTACCTGCTGGGGCGAACCAAGGATAAGCGATACTATCGTTGCGAAGAATAGTTCTAATCATCATGTGTGATGGGGGAACTGCTACTAAATTACCACGCAAGTCATTAGTAATCCCTGATGGATAGAATAGACCCATATAAGTATCACGGGTTACTAGACCTTCTTCTCCGGTTGATGATACGCCAGCAGCATTTGTTGCCCACGCTTGAATTGCAGTTGCGTCATCTGGCAGTCTCATTGGTGTGTCACCGATAATAAATCCAGTTTGACCACGATCATTGTTAAGAATAATCATGTTAGGTTGCAATTCAGGATAATTCGGAGTTGCAATCAAGTTGAATGGATTGTCATCATCACGAATTGCACCGTTAGAATCAATTGCTGCTCTCATTGCTTGAACAACCATTGCTCTCTGGGCATTACGACCCATATAAGGAGCACCGCTTGACTCTAGACCACTTACTGAAACCCATGCGGCCTTCTCAACTGGAAGTGTCTCATCCGGGAATTGAGTTGTGTTAAAGTAGTTAGTGCGGTATTGCTTAACATTGTACCCTGAACGACGAGTGTTGAACAATAGCATACCTACTGGATAAAGTGACGTAGTTGGCGCATCCAAATCCAAATAATTGCTAGATAGCAAGCTCACAATCGATGGGATAGGATCGTCAACTGGGTTAGTTGTACCGTTAAGGGCCCAACGAGCGTCAGCGAATACTACGCCGGTTGAACTTGTCTGGTTAGTATTATCAATTCTTACCCACTGATCAACGGTATCAACTTGCTGCCAACGATTAATGATTGGATAATTGTCTAAGTCAGATGTATCGATCCAAATGTCGCCGTATGCCAAAGCAGTTCCGTCTGATTGTACAGTTGGTTCACTTGCACTTACGATTGGTCCGTTTGGATCCGTTAAGTTTGTACCGCTTGGGAGTGGGAAACCACTAGCGTCATAATTGACATTCTTATATCCTCTCCATCCAGCTGATGTGTTAACCATGATATCTACTTCGTCAACAACTGAGTAGAACCAATTAGTTAGGTTAGCAGGAGCAGCTACCGGTGCACCTTCGTTTGCAGTCATATCAAATTCAACCCAGTTTGATAACTGAGTAGTATAGTTTGCTACTGCTACGCCACTAACTGGTGTAATAGCTGTGACTGCACCAGAAACAACTGCTGTTACTTCAACAACAAGATTATTAGTAGGCGCTGTGCCGCCCATAGCACTTCCTAAGAAAGTTACGGTATCACCGACTGCAAAACCTGATCCTGCATTAGGAAAGCTTGTAGGGTTAACGTAATATTTTCCATAAGCTGTTCCAACATTAATAGATAGGTTTGCACCTAATCCACTACTTGATGATTGCACTGGCTGGAAGACAAAAGGGTCACCAAATCCGTTTTTCACTCCTAATGTTGATCCAGGAATGAATCCTGCGGCGCTTAGTAATGATGGAGTAGTGGGCAAGCCTGTGGTGTTGCTTCTATCATTCATGTAGATTTCACCACCTTGGGTATGTGTAATCTGAATTGCTCCTGCATCGGTTACAGTAGCAGTTGTATAAGGGATAGCAGTACTATTCCACTCATTTACAAAATCTGTAGCATCAGTGTCATCACCTAATGTTATTGAGTAAGTGCCACTAATTCCTGTTCCCGGCAAAGACACTATCACCTCAAGAGAATAGGGCCCAACAGTAAATGTTGGATTAGTAACGCTGCCCGTAACTATCGTTGGACCGGTTGCAAGTCTTTCCCAATAATATAGAGGAGGAGAAGCCTGAGAAGCAAATGTAGCTACATTAAAATCATACTGAGTATATACTGTTCCGGCTGGAATATTCTTACCACCAGTTGAATCAAGTGCATTAGTAGCAGCAACGTCAGAAGTAGCGTAGGATACTGTTTTAGGTACCCAAGTATTTAAAGTACTATTCCAAACAGAAATTGCAGTGTTTAGGCCAGATCCAGCTGTTCCGACTTTGAGCCAAACTGAACCACTTGGTCTAGGGAATGTTTGACCAGTAGTCCAAAGTGGCTGTTCAGCAGAAGTTCCATAATCGAAACCTGGCTGATAGTATGTACCAGCAGAAATACCCAAGTCAGCAAGAAGTGTTCCTGTTCCTGCAACAGTCAATGAAAATGGTGTAGTTACACCCAATTGACCAGCATTTTGAGTAGAAAACAATTGCAAACTTTGGCTTGTTCCTGTTCCTGCTGCTCTAGCCGACAAGAACTGGAAGTTTAGTAAATTGATTAGTGAGGCCATATAACTCACAGTATTATCAGGTGCGGCTGGAACAGTAAGTGTTGCGCCGAAACTACCGTTGATGTTAATAGTAAGAGTATCACCTGCAGTCAATGTACTTACTGAATTAGCCCCTTGAATAGTTGGCCATGATTCTAACCATTCCGGAGAACCAATTGATACCCAAACATTGTCAACATTTTTATAGAAGAATTGAACTGCATCAGCCGCAGTAGGTACTTCATAAGTTGGAATAGCGTTTACTGCGTAGTCGCCGAAAACACCGGTTGACTGTAGCGGAAATCCGCCGTCTAATAGTGATGAATCAGTGATTACGATCGGTTGCTGTAGTGTAAACTGACCGGTAACTGAATCAAACTCATTAATACCCCAAGTTGTGATAGAAGTGTCTAACCAGTAAGTTCCATCTTCAGGTGCACCACTTGGTCTACCTGTTTGTCCTACGAGACTTGCTAAGTCGATGTCTGCTCTTAAGCAAAATGCACGATTAGTAATGCCAAGTGCTGAATACGCTGCTAGCAATCCGTACTCGTTCAATTCATAACCCTGAATAGGAGTCCCATTCGAAGTAGTATAGAAGAACGGCTCTCCATAAAGAGTCACAAGATCACGTTGGCTTGTTACCTGAAATAGTTTTCCAGCATTAGCTGCGGTAGTACCAACAGCTACTCCGGTACCATTTGGATTTGCTTTATTCTCTGCTGTTGCAAGAAGAATAAAAGGAATTGAGTTAGTGGGTGCTGGAAGATATTGCGATTCGTCTGTAATCGTTACTTCTACGCCCGGGGATACTAGTGCCATAATTTAATTTCCTTTGTATGATTCTGAGGTTTACCACCTTCTTGATATATACATTACATCAAGATTCTAATAATTATTTAGTGTATAAGTGAAAAAACCTGGTTTAACCGAACCTTTAAAGGTTAAAATGCATAAATATTCTTATGCTAAAAAGGCCCATATGTAAAGAATGTAATAAGAACTATTGTGCGATAAACTACATCCGCAACGGTAAAACCTATTACCGAAGTATATGTGATAACTGCGGAAAAAAGAAGGCTAAGAAGAAACCTATTGTGCCCAGTTGGAAAAAGGCCGGATACAAAAAGAAACCGCAGTGTGATATCTGCGGCTTCAAGAGTATATATCCTAGTCAGATGACCGTCTTTCATATTGACGGTGATTTGAACAATATAGCATTCAGTAATCTACGAACCATATGTCTCAACTGCATTGAAGTCGTTAAGCGCAAAGAGGTCACATGGAAGAGGGGAGACTTAACGGTTGATTACTGATTCCATCTGTTTGTGTAGATGGTCAATCGTTCCGGTGTTGTCAATGTGATAATCGTAATCTAGTCCAATACTGCTATATTCGCTAGCATGAACATCATGATTCTGTTCTAGCAAGTCTTTAAAGTATGTCTTATCTTTGTCGTTATCCGCTGTAGTGTGCAATTCTGCTATTTCAAGCCAGATAGGATCTGCCCCACGATGCGTTCGCAAAGTAACGCCACCTGCACTCTTGATAGCGTGTACTTCATTAGCAAAGCGACAATCAGTGATTACGATATCATCCTTGATTCCCCGTAAGCGATTCTCTACGCTTGCCACCCAGATATCGTTATGAAAGTTCTTGCGGGCAACGTCTGTTCCCCATTGCTGCAATACCCAACGGGGAGTCAGATTAGGGATACCCAATCGTTCTGCCCACCAAGTGTCAATTTCTTCTCGCCATTCACGGCTGGCTTTGGTTGAACCCTCAAGAAGTTCACGGTCCCAATTGAAGATAACTGCTACGGCATCTTTCAATGCGCCAGCAAAGCTCATACGCTTGAAGCCGTGAAATGTGCAGAGATAATCTGCTGCTGTGTCTTTGCCTGATCCTATCAGACCTGTTATTCCTATTATCATTATTACACTATAACATAAGAAGTGAGTGTTGTCAAGCCTTAATCTAGTAGTAAGTTACCGACTAACAGATTCATTTGGAGACTGCTGATTTCGTCACGCAGATTTTCTTCTTGTTCAGGTGTCAAGGTACCGTCAGCTAGTCCTTGATTTAGTAGGTCAACAAGTTTATCGATAGTTTCTCTATCGTCAAGCATTAGCCTTGGACCCAAGTGAGTGGTTGGCTGTAATCTACGTAGTTCTTGAGTTCTAGGATTAATCTCTCTTGATCGGCTTTACTCTCAGCCTTCATCGCAGTACCGTTGAGAGTGGTGCCGCCACCTGGTCCTGCAATGCTACCAAACTTCTCACGAGCTTCACCGATGATGCCCTTAAGAACAGCAAGAATGTAGTCCCCTATCCAAACGCCAGCACCCGGATCTTGAAGCAGTTCAATTTCAGGACGTTGAACATCTGCCCAAATTAAGATACGTTCTCCTGAGCCTTTGAAGTCTCTTACTACTCTAAGTGCCTTAGTAACGGGATTGAACGTGTATGTTACATATCCACCGAACATACGAGCAGCTAGTTCAACGTAACCAGCATAGAAGTCATATGTCGCTAGTCCCCCGGTAAAGTTATAGTTCAACAGATAGGTGTTGAGAATGGCGCTTGAAAACGGGTCAAATGCTGTTGCACCAGGACCAGTTTCAAGACCCACAGTACGCCTAAAAAGCGCCCTAACGTTGATGAATTCTGATGGAAGCGTGTATATTTCAACGTTCTTCTCCACTCTCATAAGAGTGTAGCTTTCTACTGTTGCGTTTTGCGCTCTCTGTCTATACAACTTGATAGTATAGTTATAGGCAGCTTCATAGTGATCCGGATCTAATTCAAGATCAATAATATCTCCGCCCAAACGTAGACGAAGATTATCAAAGAGACCTTCCTTAAGTTGGGTTAAGTCAAGGTTAGTTGGTGTTGCTAGTAAATCTGCTGCCATAATTGTTTCCTGTTAATCTTATTTATCAGGAAACAATCATGTCAGTAGTTCTAACGTCATTTACTGCTGCAATTTTTCAGCCTCAATGATGCGTTTGATTTTCTTTTCTAGTTCTTCAATGTCACGTTTTACTAAAACATTAATGTCAGGAGATGTTGAACCTTTGAGTTTTAGCTTAAGATTTGCTAAAGTACGTTTGTGCAATTTAACAATCTTACTATCGGTGTCATCAGGCTTCATAAATCGCCTTCTTGACGGTTCTCGCTGTAGTGTGCATCAAACTTGCCGCCTGGATAGCGGTCTTCCAGCTTGTGTACGTTTTCAGCAATAACATCGTTAGGGTCAAGTCCAAGTGCGTTACAAGCGTTAGCCCAGTACCACGCAATGTCACCGAGTTCACGCTTCATATGGAAGATGTTTTCTTCATTGAGGGGCTTACCCTGGAAGAGAATCTTCTTCACAATCTCCTGAAACTCTCCGCCTTCGCTACCAAGACCAGTGCTTGCAGTCATTAGCAATGCAAGATTGACATTGGTGTTAGCATCAAGCTCCTTGAGGTGTTCAATGAGTGCAGTTAGGTCCTTACTTTGGTCACTGCATACAGAAAGGACGAAATCTGCGTACTTGTTTAGATCAATGTTGTTCATTTATAATTACCTTTTCTATATAATCACATATTTTGTATTGACTTTTGGGTCCCGGGTGAAATCCGGAACAGATATCTAGATAAAACGAAAAGAGGTTAAGTAAGTTTACGTTAGTCGTAAACCACTTTGGTTCTTTTCCGGTTATTGCTATAGGATTATCAGTTCCATATTTGGCTAAACCAAAGTGAGTTGTTGTTATTTTTTTATCTTTGAGATAACAACCTGCATGATGTATGGCGTGTAAACTTGTCATATATAGGTCATTGTCATCATGTAATTCATAATACCGTTTGGCGATATCGGTTTGTTGCCACGGACCTATGTTACACATTTCATCTTTGAGATAGAGCATACCTCTAGTAAAAAAGGACCAAAGTACGATTACTCTATCTTCATTCTCAAATTCAAAGTTTAAAATCCTATCTAATATCAGTTGATTGGATGCACCCGGTAGCGAACAATTTACTACAGGGAGGGCCAGCCGCTCTCCCAATAATTCGCCCCATACCATTTTGCTAGGAGAAGAACCAGGGCTACCGGCTGCTGTAACGCAATCTGGTAGCCCTTCCCCATATGTCAACGAGCATCCAAACAGAACTAATCTACTCATTAAAATGCTTTAAGGATAATCATGTCAATATTGAAGCGACCATTCGGGACAGCCTCAACAGCCTTAATCTCACTGAAATACTTACGAGCAGCAGGCTTACTACCCATGATAGCTTTAATCTGTTCAACGGGCTTGCGAAGCGTCTTCATGCCGCTTTCCTTCTTATCAAAGCCAATGACAGTATTGCCCTTCACTAGCAAGCACTTGCTGTAAGCGTCTGCAACGTAGTGGTGCATCTTACGCTTCTTAGTGTCATAGACCCAAGCTTCTGTTGCTTGATGAAGCTTGACGGGGCTTAGACCAGTAAGTTCAAGCATGAGTGCATCGTCCTTGAACGACTTGCAGTGCTTAAGCTTAGCAACGACCCGTTCAACGGGCACAGCCTTCTTAGCACGAGGCTTCTTAGCAACTTGCTTGAGACTGATGTAGCCATTGAATTCGGCAATGATATCCTCAATCAACTTGATAGCATAACGAAGCTGCATTTTGCTGTAGTTGCTATAACCTTCGTTCAGCTGGTCACACTTGCCTGCTTGAACTTCAAGATATTCGTTCAGCAGAGTGTTCCAACGCTTGATAGCTGATGCAAGATGCTGGGGAAGAACATTGCGGGAAGACAATGCACCGATGACCTTCTTGTCAATGCTGAAATCCTTAGAGAAGCCAGAATCAATAAATTCGTCAAACAGTGCTTCAATGTTGCCGAGGGCTTCATCAGCCTTTTCACGCATGATTTCCTGAATGTTGACTACCTTCTTAGGCTTTTCTTCGCCTTCGGTTTCTTCTTTCTTAGCAGTGAGTGCAGCACCTTCAAGAGCAAGGGTCTCAATCCACTTCACAATGCCAGTCTTGTAGCCATCTGGAACAAGGTCAGGATTAACTTCTAGCAGATGGGCGGTAGCAGCCCAGTGACTATACATATCAACCTTCCAATCGGGAAGACGATTGACCTTAGTCAAGACATCTTTGGGAAAGTTCTGCTTGATATATTCCCTAACCTTGTTGCCGCAATCTTTGCGCTCAACATCATAGTGAGCGAAGAACCTTGCCTTATCCCAGTTGTCTGTGGGCATCAAGCTAAAGCGATTGACGCCGCGACGAGGGGCACGAGTAGTCTTCTTAGTGGATTTAGCTTTAATGATTGCGGGGCGGCGAGCCATATTGTATCTCCTGAATTATCAGCTTATATATCACTATACAACGGTAGGCTTGAAATGTCAAGCCTTAAGTTTGTCAAAAATCATATTTTGTAGTTCGTTTTGTTCCTCAAACGAGAGGTAGAAGTCTGTAGTAGGGTCCCAATATGCACCCTCTTTCGGATCGTAGTACGTCACTCGTCCATTAGGATAGAAGAACGGACCTTCAAGACCCTTACGCGGTTGATACTTAGTTTCACGATCACGAAGAATACGATAACCCATCTTACTATCTCCTTGCTATATCTTCTTATAGCAGTTTTGGGTAACCATGTCAACCAAAAAAATAGCCTCAAATGAATGAGGCTATTTTCTTTCGTCTTAGTACTTTGCTCTAATGCCGATATACCCTGCTCTAGGATATGTACCATATCCCTTTGCAGTCTCATAACTTTCATTGAAGACATTTTCAACACGCCCGGTCAATTCAAGCGATGCAGTCAAGGGATAACGAACAGTTGCGTCTACTAATACATAAGAATCAATTTTGTTTGTATTAGCAGCATTCTCCCAAGCCTTACCCACGTAACGAATGGTTGCACCTGTTGCAAGTCCGTTCGTCCATGTATAATCGACACGAATTGAGGTAGAGTGTCGTGGACGACGAGGAAGGTCAAGTCCAGTATCCTTGTCAGTAGATTCAGTGTAGGTGTAGTTCGCAGACACCGCTAGATTAGTCAATGGAACAATCGTAGCAATGACTTCTGCGCCCTGTGCTGATGTAGTACCTAGGTTACTGTAAGTGTAGGTCCCAAGATCAAAATCAATTTGATTGTTAGTGTTGCGCTTAAAATAGTTAGCAGTAACATCAAACTGTTCATTGAACTTATGGGTGACTCCTACATCAAAACCCTTTGCTGTTTCTGCAAGAAGGTCATCGTTTCCATAGTCTCCGTACAATTGATAGAGAGTAGGGGCCTTGAAGCCTTCACCATAGCTTGCTCGTAGAGTAGTATCACCTAACGCATATACAGCATCGGCACCAAAGGTAGTTTCGTTTCCGTAACCGCTATGCCAATCACGGCGGGCACCAGCATTAACTGATAGATTAGATAGTGGCTGAGTTGCAAGTTGGCCATAGATGCTATCAATATTTGCTGTAGCTTGATTACCACCACGAAAGCCAGAATAGTTGTACTTAGTTTCAAAGTCATTTGCCTCGTGTTCGTAACCAAAGATAGCTTTGTTAGAACCTAAATCAACTGTACCCTGATATTCAAATCGCTCATTGATTCCTGCACTGCGAAAGTTTTCAGTGTTATTGGTTTCATAGTTGTAGCGATTTAGCTTTACGCGGCTATGTGATGCACGATTCTTGAACTTGCCATCAAAAAACGAAGCATTAATACCAGCGTAACCGCTTAGGCTATCAGTATTTGAATACTCACCGGTGTCAGCAAGAATATAGCGAGGAGCAGGGAAGCCGTCAAAACTGAAACGAGTTTCTAGATAATTGCTACGCAAATCAATATTGACATTATCAGATAGACGAATGCCTACTTTAGCATTTGCTGCACTAGCCTTGAAGCCATCACGCTCACTACCATTAGCAGCAGCAGAAATACCATCGCTGCGTTCATGTCCGCCACCTATCAGATAAGAGACAGCGCCGACAGTATCGCTAAGGTCAGCATATGCACGAGCAGTATCAGAGTAGCCATACTCTCCGCGAACACGACTAGTAAGATTATCGCTAGGAGCACGAGTAGTCAAACTTACCACTCCGCCAACTGCTTGGCTTCCCCAAAGAACAGAACTGGGGCCGCGTAATACCTCAATACGGTCAATATTGCCAGTGACCAAACTGCCAAAGTCAAAGCTAGCTGCTGGATTCGCAATATCGTTCATTCGCACACCATCTAGCAATACTAGAGTCTGTGCGCTTTCTGCTCCGCGAATTCTAACACTGGAAACGCTTCCGGTATTGCCCGAACGGTCAATCGTAATACCTGGGAGAGTGGCAAGTAGTTCTGCAATAGTTGCAGTCTGCCTATTTGTAATTTCATTACTATCAACTATAGTAACTTGAGTACCGGTATTTGCTATATTTGTAGGAGTGCGCAATGCAGTCACTACGATTTCTGTCTGTGCATAAGTTGTAGACGAAAGCATTAATGCTGCGGTGGTGGCAAAAAGTTTAAATGTTTTCAAAATAATTTCCTTTCTTATTTGAAGTATAGTTATAACATGTTTATAGAACCTTGTCAACCGTTATTTTTGTTATAGTGATACACACCTTGATTCTTGAAGTCGCCGGCGAGCATACCCTTATGCTGATGACAAAGCGGACATAGTTCGACTACATTAGATAATATGTTGTTCAAATGATTACCGTCAATATGATCAATGTGAGTTTTGCCAAGTGTCCAGGGTGCCTTATCATAATCGATTGCACAAGTGAAACCTAAATGACTGTCGGTATTGGTACAGCGTCCTGTACGAAATGGTGTAACACCAAATTTAAATGAAATCTTGTTATATCCTGCTTGATGACAAAGTCCACACACCGGGCGATAACGGGTGCCTGAATGTGCGACCGGACGATTGCAACCATGATTAATACAAATAGGACGAATATGCATGTTAATCAACCTTTCAATTCTGTTGTTGATATCTTCGCTATAAAGGTTTTGGCTAACCTTGTCAACCTTTTTTTTCGATAAATAACTATATGCCAAGATTAAGTCTCTATCGCCCTAATAAACAAGACGATTATCGTTTTTTAGACAGAACTATTTCCGAACAGCTTACGGTCGGAGGTACCGATCTGTATATTCACAAATACTTAGGTCCGCAGACGGGGACTACTTCCACAGACTTCACGCAGCCTAATTATGATGCACTTGATCCACTAAACATTCAAGATTTGCTGTTCTTAGAGAACCGTGACCGAGTATATGACAAGAATATCTATCGTTTGCGCGGACACTATAATGTACAGAACTTGGACTTTGACTTAAGCCAATTTGGTTTGTTCCTGAATAATGATATAATCTTTATCACTGTCCACTACAACGATATGATAGATCTTGTAGGTAGAAAACTTATGGTCGGTGACGTACTGGAACTACCACACTTGATTGATTACAATCCACTCAATGAGGCTATACCTGTAGCGTTGAAAAGATTCATGCAAATCACCGATGCTAACTATGCAAGTGAAGGGTTTACTCAAACTTGGTTCCCGCACTTGTGGCGTATCAAATGTGAACCGCTTGTCAGTAGTCAAGAATTTGATGACATTCTCAAAGAACCTATCAATCAAGACAACTATCTCGGTAACTGGGACAGAGATAGAACTTATCCGCCAGGCTACACAATTACCTTTGGTGATACTATCTACGAATCTATCAGCGAAGTCCCGGCAGGTGTTGCGCCGCCGAATGCAACATACTGGCAGCTAGTTACTGGTAATAGTAGCTTAGCTGACATATTATCTACCTATAACAAAAACATAGCAATCAACAACGCCCAACTTGAAGAAGCTAAACGTATTGTTCCCAAAGCCGGATATGATTCGAGCAAACTATACGTTGTTCCTACTTATGGTGCATTAGAATCAAATAATGTTCCATCAGGTAAGATAAATGAGCCGGCCCCACCAATTAACGTAATCACTTCAAGCAATACAGGAACTGCTATTCCAGTAGAGGGAACTGTAGTGTTTATGCGTAGTAAAAAATATAAAAATGCTAGTGCAGGAATCAAAATCAAGAAAGAAGTCCTAACTAGTATTTGGGATATGACTGCTGATGCAGATATGTCAGACAAACTTGATAAATTTGTTCAGGCAAGTCTGAACATGGTAGAAGAAGCACCTGTTTTAATAGGGAGCGGTTCTGGCTCAGTAGAAACTACCAAGTCTCTCGCAGTACAGTCATTGGGTATAATCACGGGTCCATATGGTACGGCTGACAATACTTACGCAACCGCAGACCAAAATCCAGAACTGCCGGGCTTTACGGGTGATATAACTCAAAATATGGACTATCGTGCAGACTGTGATCCTGGATTTCAGTATATTACTAGATCAAGTCCTAGATCATTTGGATATAGCACAGGTTACCTGACGGGTGACGGCGAAGCACCAAATGGTTTCCCCGTTGGTGCCGGTATTGCTTTCCCGCAAAATCCACAAGTAGGTGACTATTTCTTACGTATTGATTATATGCCGCAAATATTATATCGCTGGGACGGCAAGCTGTGGATTCGTATTAGTGAAAATGTAAGAACTGATACTGGATTTACTGCTGAGGACACATCACTATTGTCCGGCTTTATTAACAACCAGGGTGAAATCTATCTAAATAATGCGGGAGAAGTTGTTCCTCAAGCACAACCACTATCGTCTGTGTTGCAACCTACCCTAGACCCAGTACCCCCGGAAGTATAATAAATGGCACAATATTTTTACGATAATCAAATAAGAAGGTTCTTAATTCAGTTTGCTAAAATCTTTAGTAACTGGTATGTTACTAAAGGTAAAGACCCTAATGGAAACGACATTCTTGTTCGTGTACCAATTATGTACGGTGATAGCAGTAGACAAGCATCCACTATAATCGCAAACAACAGTGCGAGTAATTTACCGTCGGCACCATTAATTACCTACTATATCAGCGGTCTTGAGTATAATCAAAAATGGACGCAAGACCCAACATTCGTTGATAAGATAAATGTTCGGCAACGGGCTTATAATCAAGAAACACAAAGTTATGACACAACGCAAGGCCAAGCATTTACTATTGAGCGAATAATGCCAGTGCCGTATACTCTGCGTATTAGTGTAGATTTTTGGACTACTAATTATCAACAGAAATTAGAGATTATTGAACAATTGGGTACACTGTTTAACCCAGCATTAGAATTACAAAGTACTGATAACTTTGTTGATTGGACTTCATTGAGTGCAGTTTTTCAGGATGGAATAAACTTTTCTAGTAGACAAATTCCCCAAGGTACCGGTAATCCTATTGATGTTCTGACTTGGAAATTCTATATGCCAATTTGGATCACTACATCAAGTAAGCTGAAAAAGCTAGGTGTTATTCATAAAGTTATTGCTAGTATTTTCAAAGGGACTGCATTAGATGACATTGAAGATGAAGATTTACTGTTAGGAACTAGACAAAAAATTAGTCCATATGGATATAAGCTACTACTGATGGGTAATCAATTGCAGCTATTGCCTCAAGCTACTGCATTTTATCCTCCCAATAGTTCACTTGAGCAACCCGTAAACCCCAATAGTGATTTGTATTGGAGTAGTTTACTAAATGTGTACGGTGCAATAAGACCGGGTATTAGTCAAATTTGGCTACAAAATCCATATTTGGAAGATGATATCGTAGGTACTATTGTTCCCAATCCAGTTGATGATAGATTCTTAATCTATAACATTGACCCTGACACTTTACCGCAAAACACACTTGATCCAATTGATGCTATTATTAATCCCCAACTAACCGGACCCAATGCAGGTTTACCGGGACCTTGGCCTGGAGCTAGATATCTTATAGTTGAAGACATCGGAAACGATGCAGATGATACTGTTTCTTGGGGAACCTTAGTTGCACAGGCAAATGATATTATTGAATATAACGGAAGTTCCGGCGAATGGGAAATTGCATTCTCTGCTGATGAAGCAACTACTGTAGAATTTGTAACTAACCTAACCACTAATATTCAATATAGATATGTTCCCGGAGACGGAATGTGGATAAAGAGTTACGAAGGTTGGTATGGCGAAGGTGACTACTCAATTGTCATCTAATACAACCCAAGCTGCTGGTGTCTTTTTCTATAGTAATAGTACTGACAGATATCTATATTTGTTAAGAGCAGATAGTAAAAATCCTACATGGAGTATACCTGGCGGAAAAGTTGAAGATGGTGAGACATTATTTGACGGCATTGAAAGAGAATGTAGTGAAGAAATTGGATTCTTTGATAGCTCTTACAAATTAATTCCTATTCAAAAATTTGTCAACAACAATTTCATATATCATACTTTCTTCTGTAAAGTAGATGATGAGTTCGTGCCTATGCTCAATGACGAACACTTTGGTTATGCATGGGTAAGGCGCGGCCTATATCCTAAGCCGCTTCATCCTGGTTTATTTTCTACGATTAATATTGATATTGTGATTGAAAAGTTGAATAGTCTTACTTGATTACATTCCGAGAAGTTTCTCTACAAAAGGGAATCCAATTGCACCTGCTAGAATGCCAGCTCCCATAAGCATCCATCTCCATTTTTCTAGAGCAGATACTTTCTTTTCAACCTTTGCGTGTTGTTCTTTATTTTCTTCTTGGAAGTTTGTAATGAGTTGTTGTGCTGCGGCTGCGTGGCCATCAATATGAGTGCGCAAACCCTTCAGGTCAGTTTTGATATCATCCATTTTTTCATTTAGATATCCATACTGTACCTGAAGGACTGCGATTTCTGTCTCAGTTTCTTTCATCTTTTGAACTGTAGAAGCCTGAGCCATCTTTTATTCCTTATGCGCTTGCGATTGTAACAATCGGATTTGGCTGACCATTGTCTACGTTTGCAACTGCGGCTGAGTTGAACGATGAAATGACATCAGGGTTAACGTTAGCTAATACTGCAAGACCTGTACCAGAACCAGTTCCAGTAGCAGTAAAGGTGATACCAGTCATGCTAGCCATTGCGCCAACTGCTGTCCAGTCAGTAGTACCTGCACTGTAGATTGTATATACAGTACCTGCTGACAATGAGCCTGCCGCAACTGTTGCTGGGAATAGTTCTGAGCTATGATCATTCACGCTGGAAACAAATTGTACGCCAGAAGCTGCGTTAGTTGCTCTGATTGACATTGTGTTTGGAAGCAATGCAGTATTTGCAACGTTTGCAGTATAAACCGCGCCAGTTAGACCAGAAGTTGTACCAGTTACGAGATACTTTGTCTTGCCCTTTTGACGAACAATGAAGCCTGCTTCTGGAGTTGCATAAATGAATGCTGAACCAGCAGTAATAGCAGCAGTTGCGTTAGATGCTAAAGTAATAACATCCTGAGTTGCATATGATTCTGCATCTTCGTTAGTTAGACCAACGTTAGCGCCGCCGGGTGTAGTTGAAACACTGAAAGCAGCAGCATTAGCAATAGTCTTAACAAAGTAAGTAGTACCAGCAGTCAATCCACCGATATCAGTGTCAAGAATTACTGGAAGATTTGCAGTAAGAGTTTGTGCGTTGCCAACAGTAGTCAAGAAATTACCGGTTGCAGTTGCATTTGAGATTTCAATGTTTGGCTGAGCGTTGCTGCTTACATAACCAAGTGTAGTTGGAACACCGTTTGCTGGGATGTACTGAATGACGCTTGCAGCACCAATAGTAGAAAAACTGGTACCGAGACCGCCTACCTTAGTGCTTGAAGTAGAAACAGTATACAGAGTACCTGTACCATTAACACCAATAGCAACGTTAGCAAGAACTTGCTTACCGAAGATTGCAGTGTTACCACCGACTACTGAGTAAGTATTTGCGTTTGTTGCTGGCCATTGAGGTCCGGTTGGGTTGTTGAAGTATGCATCAACTACACCAACTGACAATGCTGATGCAGTTGTACCGGTAGTCAATGTAACCGGAGTAGATGTTGGGTTAGCGTTTAGTGGAGTTGCAGAAACAGTGAATGTTGATGCACCAGTGATTGCTAGAATATAGAAGGTTGTAGCAGCGGTCAAGTTTGTACCAGTTGTGATGCTAGGTACGAACGGCATACCAGCAATAACACCTAGTGAGCTTAAATTTTGAGAAACTGTTACGATATTTGTTGTTGCAGTAGTATTAGTTACTGTCAAGACTGCTTGAGCCTTTGCGATTTTTAGTGGACGTCCCATTTGTTTTTCCTTAATGTTATATGCGAGTTCTAGTCGCTACGCAGTGGGTACTGCATAAGTTCTCCTCATGAGAACATATAAAGTATTTAGCTTT